AGAATGGTTATATCGATCTAAACAAGGGTGATTGGAATAGTGCATTTTTGGACCAATTGTTCCAATTTCCAAACCCCTTGGTTCACGATGACTTGATTGACTCTCTGGCATACATTGACCAATTAGCTAAGGTGCCCTACCACTACGACGAGTATGAGTTTGATGATTACGAAATTCTAGATGTTGTAGCAGGTTATTGATGAAAAAATGCCCTAAATGTAACCTAGAAAAACCTTTGTCTTCTTTTGGAAAAGATTCTAGAAGGAAAGATAAGTTAAGAGTTTATTGTCGCTCTTGTAATTCAAAAGCAGGTAATCCTACTGGAGATATTTTACGAGACAGAAATCTAAAGAAGCGTTATGGCATAACTTTAGATGATTATAACGAAATGCTAGAAGCTCAAAACGGATGCTGTGCTATTTGCGGAATACACGAAAAACATTGTGACAAGAACCTAGCAGTAGATCATAACCATAATACGGGCGAAGTAAGAAAGCTATTGTGTCAGCATTGTAATACAGGATTAGGACAGTTTAGAGACAATCCAGAGTTTTTAGCTAATGCTATCAAATATCTAGAGGAAAACCAATAATGGAAGAAAAGTATCTCCAACAGAATGTAACTGACTGGGTAATGGACAAATGTGATTCATGGCGTGATCACTATGAGTCAAACTATGCAGAGCGTCATGAGGAGTACTATCGCCTATGGCGTGGCATTTGGGCCTCTGAAGACTCCATGCGTCAATCTGAGCGTTCCAAGATCATCTCTCCGGCCCTTCAGCAGGCCGTAGAATCCTCAGTTGCCGAGGTTGAAGAAGCAACGTTTGGTCGTGGTAAATGGTTCGACATTTGTGATGACTATGGTGACGAACAACGCAACGATGCAATGTTCCTTCGTCGTAAGCTGGACGAAGACTTCAAATTCACCAAGACTCGTAAGGCCGTAGCCGAGTGTATTCTCAATGCTGCAGTCTTTGGCACTGGCATTGGTGAGTTGGTCCTTGAAGAAGTCAAGGAAATGAAGCCAGCCACTCAACCAATCATGGAAGGTGGTTTGGAAGCCGTAGGTGTTAATATTTCTGATCGTTTCATCGTAAAACTTCGTCCAGTACTTCCTCAGAACTTCCTCATCGATCCAATTGCTACCTCAATCGATGAGGCCCTTGGGGTTGCCATTGATGAATTTGTTCCAATCCATCAGGTAGAGCAGGATATTGAGTCTGGCATCTACAAGGATGTACAACTTGAGATTGCCTCAGTAGATTATGACATTGAACCTGATCGTGAAATTCAGGCATACAATGAAGATAAGGTTCGTCTGACTAAGTATTATGGTCTCGTACCTCGTGATCTCTTCGAGAATGCTCGTGTTGGTGAAGATGAGGAAATCGTAGAGCTTTCCGAAGAAGAGGAAGTCAAGAATTCCATGTACGTGGAAGCAGTGGTTGTCATTGCCAACGGTGGACAGCTCCTGAAGATTGAAGAAAATCCATACATGATGCAGGATCGTCCAGTAGTGGCATTCCCGTGGGATGTAGTCCCAAGTCGCTTCTGGGGCCGTGGTGTTTGTGAGAAGGGCTACAATAGCCAGAAGGCTCTCGATACTGAACTTCGTGCTCGCATCGATGCTCTGGCACTCACCATTCACCCAATGATGGCCATTGATGCCTCACGTCTCCCACGTGGCATGAAGCCTGAGATTCGTCCGGGCAAGATGTTGTTGACCAATGGCAACCCTGCGGAAATTCTACAACCATTTAAGTTTGGTGGTCTTGATCAGACCTCCTTCGTACAGGCTCAGGCCCTCCAGCAGATGGTCCAGCAGTCTACGGGTGCCATCGATGCCGCTGGTATTCCGGGGTCAATCAATGGTGATTCTACCGCTGCAGGGATCTCAATGTCCCTCGGTGCAATCATTAAACGTCATAAACGTACTCTGATTAACTTCCAAGAACTCTTCTTGCTCCCAATGGTGACCAAGACGGCTTGGAGATATATGCAATTTGCACCAGAAATCTATCCAGTAGCTGACTACAAATTTGTGGCTTCTAGTTCTCTGGGCATCATTGCTCGTGAATATGAAGTGACTCAGCTCGTTCAGCTCCTTCAGACCATGCAGCAAGATTCTCCAATGTACCCAATGCTCATCGAAGCAATCATTGAGAATATGAACATCAGTAATCGTGAGGAGCTCATTGGACGTCTCCAGCAGTCTCAGCAGCCAAATCCGCAGGCCCAACAGGCTCAGCAGATGCAAATGCAGGTCGCTCTGGCCAAAGAACAGGCCACTGCTGCTGCTCTCAATGCTCAGGCCGCAGAAGCTCAAGCACGTGCTGAGAAATATCGTGCTGAGGTTGCAGTCATTGACTATGACTCTCAGACTGACCGTATTAAAGCCGTTTCTAGTAATCTTCAAGAAGGCACTGCCGACGATAAGGAATTCGAGAGACGCTTTAAGATTGCTGAGCTAATGCTCAAGGAAAAACAACTCAATACTAAGGGAGAACAGCTCAATGCTAACCCAAACCGAAATGCAGAAAATCGTGGATCAAATCAACCAAATCTTCAGCCAGTTAGACAAACGCCTGAAGACCTTGGAGGATTCCTTGGAGAAGCTACAGGCGGCTAAAACTACAAGAAAATCTACTTGATTTTTTCGTAAAAATATGTTATAATATATGCATAGTCATTGCCCATAAGGAAAACAAATGACTCTTGAAGAAGAAAAGTATTATGAGAATTACTTTGATCTTTTCAATTCCGAAGGTTGGAAACAACTGATTGCAGAGGTTGAAGACGTTCATTCTTCTTACGCCATTGAAAGTTTATCTTCCATTGAAGAACTCTATCAGGCCAAGGGAGAGCGATATGCACTCTCAAAAATACTTAACTTTGAAACTGGCATTGAGGCAGCCTATGCCTCTATTAAAGAGGGAGACTCTTTTACCGATGAAGTTGTGGGCTGAGCGGTATAAGACCCTGATTATGACTAATCTTCACAATTGCACTAGCAACGGAGAAATGATATGGCACAAGTCCTTAACGAACGAGGGGATGAAGTAGAACTGGAAGAAGGTGAAGAACTACATTCTTTGGAAGAACAACCCGAAGAGGAAAATGTAGAAGAGATCCAAGAGCCAGAAGACGATCTACCTGAAAAGTATCGCAACAAGTCTGTCAAAGACATCATTGCAATGCACCAGAACGCTGAGCAATTACTCGGCAAGCAGGGTCAGGAAGTAGGACAACTACGTAAGATCGTAGACGATTTCATTCAGTCGCAAACCGTTAATGCCCACTCAGCATCTCAAGATTTTGACGAGGACGATTTCTTCTCAAATCCTAAGGAAGCTGTAAGTAAGTTACTTGAATCACACCCAAGTATACGACAGGCTCAAGAGGCTGCATTACACCTCAAGCAGCAAGAAATTGTGAGTAAGCTTAAGAGCACTCACCCTGATTTTATGACCATCGTTCAGGATCAGAACTTTCTTGACTGGGTAGGTAAATCAACTGTACGTACTCGTTTGTTGCAAGAAGCAGATAAACAGTATGACTTTGATGCGGCCAATGAACTCTTGTCTTTGTGGAAAGAACGTCAAGAGACGATGAAGGCCACGATTAAGACGGAGAAAGCCAATCGTAAGGAACAGGTCAAGTCTGCTTCTGCAGGAACTTCTCAGGGTTCAGGTGAACGTCCATCACGTAAGATCTATCGTCGTGCTGACATCATTGAACTAATGCGAAAAGACCCGCAGCGTTATGAAGACCTAATGCCAGAAATTAGGCAAGCATACGCAGAAGGTCGTGTAAAATAATCCTTAATTTGGAGATTAAATAATCATGGCAACAGCAACTTATCCGGGCGGTAGTGGTTCTATCGTCGCAAAAACTCAAGCAGACAAGTTTATTCCTGAACTGTGGTCTGACGAAATCGTAGCTGCATACAAGAAGAACTTGATGCTGGCTAACCTCGTAAACAAGATGTCAATGGTTGGTAAGAAGGGTGATACCCTGCATATTCCGAAGCCGACCCGTGGCTCTGCAGCAGTTAAAGCAGCCAACACTGCAGTAACTATTCAGGCCGATACCGAATCAGAAGTTGTAGTAAGCATCGACAAGCACTACGAATATTCTCGCATGATCGAGGACATCGTAGGCGTTCAGGCTCTGGACAGCATGCGTCGCTTCTACACCGATGACGCTGGTTACGCTCTGGCTAAGCAGATCGATACCGACCTGTTCGCTCTGGGCAAGTCCCTCGGTAATGGCGATGGTTCTGACTGGACTCACTCCAATGTTTACTACATGGATGCTTCTAGCGGCCTGTCTACCTATGCCGTTGACACCGTTGCAAATGGTGATACCTTCACCGATGCTTCGTTCCGTGAACTGATCAAGTTGATGGACGATCAGGACGTACCGATGGACGGTCGTTTCATGGTCATTCCTCCGTCAGCCCGTCGTGACATCCTCGGCATCACTCGCTACAACAGCAGTGACTTCGTTGATGGTCGTTCTACTCAGACTGGCCTGATCGGTAACCTGTATGGCGTAGACATCTACGTTTCTTCCAACTGTCCGACCGTTGAAACTGCTGCCGATAATTCTGCAGCAACTGTAGACCTCAAGGCTGCAATCTTCGGTCATAAGGACACCTTCGTACTCGCTGAGCAGATGGGCGTTCGCTCTCAGACTCAGTACAAGCAGGAGTACTTGGCAGACCTGTTCACCGCTGATACCATCTACGGTGTGAAGACTCTGCGTCCTGAATCTGGTTTTGTTGTGGCTCTGCCTAACTAATCAGTGACCCTTGAAGGGGAGGATTCTTCGGAGTCCTCTCCTTCTTCCTTAAGGGCTTTAGTGTAACTTTAGAGTCCTTAACGAAGAAGAAAAATAAAACGCAGCCTAGCTCCCGCTAGTCATTGTTCCCCACCAAAATAGGATTGGAAGATGGCATCAAAGATTCTAATCAAACGCTCCACTACTGCGAGCTCAGTACCCACTACCTCAGATCTCGACACTGGCGAACTTGCCGTCAACACCGCCGACAAGCGAGTCTATACGAACAATGGTGGTACCATCGTCGAGTTGGGTACGTATCCCTCCACTCAAGCCGTAGTAGGTAACGCCACTGTCGGAGGAACCTTTGGCGTTACTGGAGCAACTACTCTCTCCTCTGGCTCAGTCACAGGTAACTGGACCGTAGCTGGTACTCTCACCGTAGCAACCCCAAGCAATTCTACTGACGCTGCCTCTAAAGGCTACGTAGACACTGCAGACGCCCTCAAGCTCAATCTCTCCGGCGGTACCATGTCTGGTGCCATCGCAATGGGCACTAACAAGATTACGGGCCTTGGGACTCCTACGGCATCCACGGACGCAGCAACGAAAGGCTATGTAGATACTGCAGTAGCCAATGTCGTTGATGCAGCTCCGGGTGCTCTCGATACTCTCAATGAACTTGCAGCGGCATTGAACGATGACGCTAGTTTTGCCACTACGGTAACTACTGCACTCGCAGGCAAGCTTTCTCTCACTGGTGGTACCATGACTGGCAATATCGTCATGGGTGCCAATGCAGTCACTAGCACTGCAACTCCAGCAACTGCAGATACTCTGACTCGTAAGGGTTACGTAGATACTCAGGATGCCACTAAGTT